CCGAGCGCACCCGGGCGACTCGCCCGCTGCTGTCCGCTGGACTCATTTTCAGCTCACCCCAAACAGAGCCGATCCAAAGGTCTGCGCGATTTCCAGATACTTGCGGCCATAAGGGGTCTTCAGATAGTCCAGTTCCGCCAGCGTGAACTGCTTGATGGTGTCCGGATTAAATTGCGACATCGAGCTCGCCTGATTGGACGCAGAGGACACCACCCCCACGCTCACGCTGCCTATCTTGAAGCGGTTGCGCAGATCCTCAAAATAGCTCTGACCCGCAGCATCATCGGCAAGACAGATCGCAAGATGGGTCGCCAGGTTGTAGACGGCCTGCACGTACTGCGTCGGGGCTGCACGAGCGATGAAGTCATTGACCGTCTCACAAGCGATATTGAGACTGGTTTGAATGACATCAGCGCTCGGAAGCACGGGGCCGCCAATCCCCTTGGCAATCGGCAGTGTCGCCTCCAGGAAGGCTGTCAGCCCTGCCTGGGTGGGCGGAGAAGCGAACACTGCCAACTTACTTGCGCGTGTCCGCGTTCTTCGGTGCGACGCCTGGGGCGGTTGCTTCGGCTCCCTTGGCCTGCGCAGACCCGTCATTTTTCTTATTGGCTTCCGGTATCACCTCCACTTCCACGCGCTTGACCTGAGGCGCATCCAGCTCGCTGGCTCGCTGCTGCTCACGGGTGAGGCCGGCTACCGCAGTCGAATCGATCATCTTCTCGCTGCGAGCCGCCGCGGCTTGCTGATTCGCCTTGATCGAAGCGCGGATCTTAGCAAGATCGATGGGCTGCACATCCCAGATGAAACCACGAGCCCCTTTGATGGCATCATCCGGGCGGCAGGCGCCGTAGAGCTCAGCCTGATGACTGAACAGTTGATCGAACGCCCACGAGTCGAAATCATCTCGGCCACTGGCCAGCGCAATTGTCTGGCCTGCTCGCAATTCCTCGTGTCGCAGCCGTCCGGACCAATCCGCCTGGTCGCTGTCCTTTATCTTGACAGGGACTCGATAGGACAGCGTGTGGTGCTGCAATGTCGTATTGGCGACATAGATCTTTGACATGTGAATCATGCTCCGATAATTGGAAAGTTTAAGATTCGCTGTGGGTTGTGCGCGAATCTATCAATAGACCATCGAAATGAGCTGGAGCGCTTCCGGCCGCAGCACCCAGCCCGGAGTCACGCGAATCTCGTACAGCGTATCCACGGCTCCCAGGGCGAGAGGCACCGTGATCTCACGCGGGGCCGGCATGTCGGCATACATGAATGAGCAGCCTCGCAGGTTGGGCTCGAGCTTGGAGAACTCGTTCGTGTCCCACATCGCCTCGTTGGGCTGATCCACTTCCGTCAACATCAGAATGATCAGATCCGAGCCGCCTGCCCCCTGACCAATGAGCGTATCGTCGTAGCACCATTCGATGACATCGCCCTCGAAGCGCTTGGCGATATCGGCCACCATTTCCGCGGTCGTTGCTGAACCGGCCCCGACTCTCTGGAAGCTCGTCAGCTGCACGACATTGACCAGGCCGAATTGACCGAGCACGCGCTGCGGACCCAAGAATACCCAGCGGTGGGCCTTGCCGAACTGGTAGGTGCGCTGTTTGACGACCGACATCTGATTGAGCAGGAATGTCGCCATCTGGCCGTTGTCGTAATTCAGAACCGTGGTATTGCCGAAGCTGTCTGGCGGAAGGCTTGCGGTAAAGGCCCCGGGAGTATTGACGACGCCCTCGCCATTGCCGCCGTTGTAGCCGTAAAGCCCCAAGCTGCGCAGCGTCTGGAAAATCGTCTGGTGATTTCCCAGGCGGTAGCCTTCCGCGATGTTGATGCCCCAGCGACTCGCGTTGGCAGCATCGTGATGATCCCACTCGGCGTGCGAGCGCACCCGGTAGGTGGGTGTGCTGCGGTAGCCGGGGATCAGATCTACTCCCGGCAACACGTTGCCAGCCGTCTGATGGGTATCCGCGCTGCCGCGAAATGCCAGCTGACGGATGTAGACAAACAGATCCTCCGGGTCGAGCAATACCCGCGGCTTGCCGTCTGCAAACACCCGCAGGAACTGCGAGGATTGATTGATCTGCATGAGCACTCCCGGTTCAACCAGCGATGGATGAACCTGTGCCCAGGAAGTGGTTTGAAGTGCCATGCGTTAAAACTCCTGAGAGAAAAATGTTTCGTCCATTAAAAAAGTGACTCTAGATCTCCAGAATCACGACCGAGCCGACCGGGCTGTACTCGGCCTGGCCTGCGACCGGAAGATTGGGTTCGACGACGTAGGAATTGCCGATGAAGACCTCAAGTATTTTCGCAACTCCGCCCGGACCGCCGCCAGGAATCGCGCCAGCGTTGGCACCCGCGCCGGTGTAGGGAATCACCACCTCATTGGTGAAGTCCCACGACAGCTGGGTGTACTGCGAGGCACTGAGAAGATTCGCAGCGTTGGCAGCGGAGATCGGCAACGCGATCACCGACTCGGAACCGGGCTCCACGAAGCTGATGCTCATGCCGGGCGAGAACAGCGGCACCGTTGACTGCGGGGTCATGATGCCGGCGAAGGACTGATCCGCGACAGCGAAGCCTGCGAAGTTGGCGAGGGCCGTCGCCAATGTCAGCTGCGGCCCCTGTTGCGCGCCGACGCTCTGATTGGCCTGACTGGCCAGGGCAGCGGAGATAGCGACACCCGCATAGACCAGCCCGGTGACGCTGGCGGCGATGGTGCCGGCACGCAGATTGAAGCGCGCATTGGGCTTCGGGTAAAGGCAACCAGCGACCTTGCCGATCGTTTGGGCGCCGAACAGACCAGCGGAATTGCTGGTCAGCATTGGGTTGAGAGTGAGCATTTAGAAATTTCTCCTCAAAAAATGATGGTGGATGCGAGCCTATCAGCGGCCGGGATTGGGATTGATCCGACCGAGCTGGGTACCCCCCCCCATGAATGCCGCCCATGCGATGCCGGAATCACCGTGATAAGTGGTGATCTTGTGGCCGTGCTCATTGACGCGGGTGCGCCGAGACAGGGGTGCGCCCTGCGCGATGTGCACGTTCGATGCCGCGATCGCATCGTTGATGATGATGCCTTCAATGTTGGTAAAGGCGTTCTCATCGCCGATGCTGGATAGATCAGAGTCCTTGTATGCGCGGCTGTGCGCCTTGAGTTCCGTCAAGATGGCGACGCGATAGTCTCGCAGGGACTCGCCATTCAGAGCGGGGCGCGCCGCGTGCCCCCATGCCTGGCAGGCGCTGTCGAGTCTCATCTGCGCGGCTGCGAACTTGTTCTTATCGTCGGGCGTATGTTTCGCGGGTTGACCGGCACGAACCGCTGCCAGTTCCTCGCGCAGGGATGCGACTTGCTGGTCGCGCTCGGCATCTTTCTTGGCCTGCGCCTCATCGGCGTCCTTCTTTGCCTTGGCGGCAGCCTCCTCTTTATCCGCAGCGTCCTTCTTGGCGGCGGCCTCCTCGCAGTCCTTCTTCGATTTGGCATCAGCCTCCTCAGCGTCCTTCTTTGCCTTGGCCGCCTCAGCATCCTTTTTGGCCTGCCACTCGGCGGCGACTGTGTCCATCTTCGCGCATGCCGCATCCATCTTCGACATCATTGCGTCCATTTTGGATTCGGCGGTCTGTGTATCTGCCATATTGATCACTCCTGAAGTATCGACTCCAGCGGGATCGCCGCCTTTGTCCCACACGCCGCGCCTGCAAATAGCCAAATGATCGAGTTGGCGCGGCTTGGACTCGATCAGTAACTTCGCCCCATCGGGCAGAATGAACTCCTCGCCGCAGTCTTCCTTCGAGCGAAAAAATACGCCCGGTGACGTCGACAACTGCTTCTCGAGCAGCATCTGCACGGCGGCCGTGTCCATGATCTTGGCGATGCACCACACCTCATCGCCTTTGATATAGGGGTAGAACGCCGAACCTACGTTGTGTGCGGCGTACTCCTCGCTGGTCATGAGGTTGCCTTCCGAGTGCTCCACCAGAACCGCCAAGCCCGCGCAGCGCTGCAGAAACTCGTCATTCAAATACAGGTCCGGATCCCGATAGGTAAACTCGTTGGTCGGCTTATCCTGGGTGCCACTGCGATGCGCAGCCCCAGTTCCGGTGACACGCATGGCGATGAGCAAAAGATTCCCGTATATCTGCGGTGAAGTCAGCTCGCCCGCGGCAATCGCTTTCGCCACACCCAGTTCATCCAAATCTGGCCGCACCAGCGCGATCGGCACTCCGGGGTGCAGCTTGAGCGTCGCGAGAGCCGCCTGTCTCTCAACCCACTGAAAGCCGTCGTGTTCGGCGTTCATCACCGGGATGAATTTTGGAACCCCCACCGCGATGAAGGTGGTGAAATCCGCGGCATCGTCTATGCGGCGTGTGTGCAGATGAAGCGCACCGGAATAATCAAAGCCTGTCTCTTCGAGCACCTCGCGCCGCGCTGCCTGCTCTGGATTCTCGCCGGCCTCGATGCCCCCGCCTGGAAACGCCCATCCGCTGCCGTCGGTACGGTGCATCAGCAGCACGTGACCGTCTTCGGCCACGAATAGCACACCGGCCGCGTTGACGTAGCTGGGCTCAATGGGAGGGGCTGCAGGGGCAGGCTCGGAGTCCTCTATCCCGGTGAGCTTGCCGGAGTTGCGCATCGCATACAGGACTCGCTCGGCACGTTCCTTAGAGCCATAAGTTTGTTCTAGCTGTCTAAGAATTTCCTCGCCTTTGTGAGTTAAAGGCATCAGTCGGCACCCGTAGCTGGCGGCGGCGCGAACACGTAGAAGTGCAGCACTGCGTAAGCGCTCGCACCCGTGGCGTGACGGTGATGCAGTAAATCGGTGGCTGGAACTTCCAGTTGATACTTCTTCAGCACCGGCTCGATTGCAGATCTGAACTCGTGCAGGAATGCATCCAGGCGTTTGTGCCCGGCAGACACCAATTCGGATCGCGCCGCCAACTCCTCGGCACTCAACTGTTTCGCAACCGGGGATGGCATTGGGTCAGGCCGTGAGTTTTCTGACTCGCGCCAGTTCCGCTTTACCGGCCAAGGTAAGCATGGAGGCAGGCAACTCTGACAGCCCGTACACCGGTTCAACCCAGCACGAACAAAAAGGCTCTTCCGCCACGGCTGTCACCTCGTCGTAGTATTGATGGCCATCCAACTTCACGAAGCCGCGCTTCATCGCCCAGCTCCCGCGCAACAAGAATATTCTGCCGTCGCGCTCGACGTGCTCGGGCCGAGAGTCATACGCTGGCGGACCTTGTTTGATGTGCCTCCAGATATAGGCAATAGCCCCGCCGTCCACCGCGATGATATCGTGTATCGCGGCCACCAGTTTGTGGCCCTGATCGATGATGACCACGCGCTCACGGTGCGGCAGCCCTGAGATCGATCGGCGTATCAGTTCGCCCTCCTGCGCCTTATCGACCGCCTTGGAGCCGCCCGCAGGAATGGATGTTGCCCAACCTGCCAGGCGCTGCAGCGCGCGTTGACGCGAGGCCTTCTGATCCAGTGTGATCAGACTGACCGATGCCAGAATGCGACGATTCAATTCCGCTCGCAGCCGTGGTGCCAACTGCTGCAGCTTGAACATCGGCACGCCAGGATGGCGCTTCATCAAGGCAGAGGGTCTGCGAACGGTGCGCTCGAAGATCTGCGTGAGATGCTGGGCGAGCCTTTTCTGCAGCTCGTGCGCCGGCATGAGCGTCGCGCTCATCGAGGTCTCGATGCGTGCCAACCACTGCTCCAGCCGAGCCTGGGAATCAAAACCGTGAGCTGCGAACTCGCGTATGGCCTCGTTGACCACCGCGTAGAAATTTCCTCTCACTGCACCGCCGCTGCAACCGGTCGGCCAGGAAGACGCGCGAGCGCTGAACGAAAGTGACTCAAAGAGTCATTCCTGCTCTGGGCGCCGCGACCCGCCGGCTTGCCGCCGCCATCGGCGTTGTCATTTTGCAGGGAGGCCTCGAAGCTCTTGTTCTCGCGATCCTTGTTTTCCTCAAAATGAGCCAGGAGCTTGTCGACGTCCAGATTCAATTCTCGCGGCAACAGCGTCTTGATCTGGCTGAGGTTGTCGCACAGCCACTCGACCACTTCGAGCTTGTTGTCCGGATCCAGCTGCGGCATCAGAAGCTCTGCGACCGCTACCATCGCCTCGAACTTGACCGCCTCCCCCTTGGCCTGCTCGCCCGGGGGCTCGACCAGCATCGAGGGCCACGTGGCTTTGAATGCGCGGCACCACTCGGAAAACGCAGCCTCATGCGTCACGTTCTCGTACTCTTCAGGATACAGCGACTTGATACGGGTGAAGAATGCCGGATTCATCCAGGCGCGGTAGCGAATGATGTTGTCGAACCAGTCGTAGTCCGGTTTCATTTCCAAACGCTCGCCGTCGATATATTTGGAAATGTTCTTCGCATCCTCGGTGCCTTCCGCCATGCCGCCGATCATGGTCTCATTCTGCAAGAGTTTGGCTGGCATGTTGGCCGCTGTCGCGCAGTCCTTGAGGATATTGTCACGCGCGAAGGTGCCAGCCGTATCCACATTGTTCATGTCGAGGGTTTCTATTTCCTCGGTCAGATCAATGGTCGCGATTTCACCGTTGGTGGCTGCCTTGAGCAGCATGCGCTTGAACGCCGCGATGCCCTGCATGACCTTGTTGATCACACCGCCCGGGGACTTGAGCTTTGCGATGAACAGCGCGATCTTGCCGGCGATTGAGTCGTTCGCGATCATCGTCTTGATGTACGACTTCATCGGATAGAGCGCGCGCTGATAGACGCTGCGGCCGGTGAAGCCAAAGGTCGATGGCGTGAAATCTATATAGATCGTCTGCTCGTTCATCACCACTCGAAAGCGCGAGCGGTGATAATTCTTGCCGTTGCACACGACGCGCACGACTTGGTTGAACTCAGGGGTGTTCGGCACCTGATTCATGATCGCGGAGCCGGACATATTCAACGGATCGAACACGTTGAAGAATATCGGAAGCTCCCACAGCTTCTTCATGTCCAGCGCCTGGTCGGTGGGCGCATCCTTGCAGCCCAGTACCAGAGAGGCCATGCCGTACACGCGCGACAGGCAGCGCAGGTTCAGAATGTGCGTCTGGCAGCAAAACTGCGTCCATACCAATTCGAACTCTTCGGCCACTTCCGGTGGGTGATTCTGGACCGTTACCGTTCGTGGCTGGCTCTGTGCCATGCGGATGGGCGCCTCGGCCATTTTGGCGCCCAGCGGATGCAGCGTGTAGAGCGCCTTGCATACCTGATAGCTCGGTTCGGTGCCGGGCTCGATCTCATCGGCCTTGAGCAGTTGCAACAGGCCTTCGCCTACGGCAGTGCCGCCATCAATGGTCACGATAGCCATCTACGGATGCGGCGTGCTGGCGTCAGGTGGAAACGAGGTCCACAACTCCTCGCGCGCGAAATCAGCCACCAGCTTGGCGCTGGTTGAGGCGCTGCTGTTGGTGTAGAGCATGTCGGAGAAGATACGGTTAACATCCTCGTCCGCTGGTCTATTAGCGCCTTCATGCGCGCCATTGACGTAGGTGTACGCGCTCTGCTGATAGGTGAAGTTGCTGTCGAGTACATGACCGTTGATTGCCGCCCAGCAGAATCCGGAGGAACTGGCAGAGCCGCGCATCGCAAACTCGATCAGGAACCAAGTATTGATCGGCACCGGGAACACCGCAGGATCGAACTGATCCTGAAATGCGATCTCGTAACCGCTGGTCGGGAATCCGTCCGCGATGATCTGAAACTGAGGACTCGTAGCAGTAAAAGAGCCGTGCGCGGCGCCGGTAGTGAGGCCAAGCGAGCAGCGGTACGAAGAAGTACCGGTCTTGGACTCTTCGATCGTGTAGAAGGCACCGCCATTGGAGTTGGGGGCCATCGAGAAATTCGGACCGATTCGCGCCCAGAATCGGTAGTACCACATGTCGCCGATATTGCCGGTCGCGGCCCAGTGGATGCCGACCTGCTGCTCACTCTTGCCTGAGATGCCGCCGATGTTGCCGTCGAATGGAACCTGACGAGTGGCTTCCAAATAGTTGACTGTCTGACCGCAACCTGGAAGCGCTGGCGTACCGCATGCTGGAAGCGTGGCACCAGTGAGAATGCTAGCCGTGAAATCCGTCGATGCATTATCGGCAATGATCTGCATCTCGTCCGGCAGCGATGGGGCTACCGACGCGTTCCACACTGATTTCGTGTTGGGGTAGACGAACCCGGTGACCGTGTCTGTGCCCTGAATCTGTCGGGTGCCGTCGTTGGCGCTGATCGCGCCGTTGACGATGGTCAGTCCCTGATAGCTGTACTGGTTATAGGCTCCAGCAAGGAAGCCGCTGCTGGTGCCACCGCTAGAGCCGCCAGAGGAAGAACTGGATGAGGACGAGGAACTGCTACCGCCAGAGGATGAAGAGCCGCTGCTGGTCGCGTTACCAGAGAGCGTGCCGATGAGCGCCGGCAGCGGTGTCTGCGCTGAAATACTCAGGGCTAACGGCAGCACCAATGCGACGGCGAGCCCAGAGAGCGCGCACAGTTTCAGCAGGCTTTTCACTTCACGCCGCGTCGCGCAGGTCGTTCGCCGCCACCCAGGCTGGCGCATGAGGGGCTATCAGTTTGGTCAAACCTCCGCCGGTGATGAGCCACGCCGCGCTGAATTCCTTGCAGGCCACTGCTTTTCCGTATGCCGCAAGTGTGCGCGAGCCGGTGGAACCCACTGCCGTGGTGCTTCCGAACCCTAATACAAGCTCGTCGGTATTGATCGTGATCGTAATTGGGCCAGAGCCTCCCTCATTGAAGAACGTGATGCAGGCGCCAATGGGGTAGTTGACCTGACCAGAACCACAGGCGCTGCAAGGGATGGTGAACGTGCAGCCGCTGGTGGTCGCGGTGTGCGCAATCTCCTGGCCGTTGTCGGAAGCCTGCAGTGTGTAATTGCAGGACTGCGCGTTCTGCACGATCTCAAGGGTGCCGATATCGATCGTGCCGCCGTTAGCACCTGGCAGGTTGTAGGTCGTGGGGCTCGATCCAGCCGGCACATTAACGGTTAGCGGCGCCCCTACAATCGCGGTAGCTCCAGCCCATGTGAGGGCGCCCGTATTGTTAGCGCCCGAGCCGCCCTGCGCAGGCGTCACCACAGTCTCGCCAGTGATCGACGTGCTGCCAGAGAACAGCGCGATCTGAGGCGAAGCAGGCGAACCCGTAGTCGTGACGGTGCCTGATCCTCCGCCGCCTCCGGCCGGGACTGCACAGGCGCCGTCGCCGCGCAGGAAATTGCTGCTCGAGCATCCCCCTCCCCATAACCCGATGATGTTGGTCGCGGTCGCGATACCGAATGGCGTGGTCCCGCGCCCGAGCAAAATCCCGGTCAGACTCGTGGCCCCACTCCCGCCGCTGGATACTGGCAATACCGAGGTGACGCCGGTGGAAAGACTAATGGCCGGCAGGTCGGAGGAAACAATCGCTCGCGGCGCGAACGGGCCTGATCCTGAAACCGAGGCCGGCGACATGATAGCGAGCCCGGGAGAAGCCGAAGCGGACGTAATGGCAAAGGTTCCGCTGCTCGTGATCGAGCTTGGCGAGACGGAGAGGTAACTCGGGACGCTGATCCCGATGCTGGTGACGGTGCCTGATCCGGAGACTGTCTGACAGCTACCATCGCCACGCAGGAATGTCGCCGAGCTACACGTGCCGGTGAATAGCCCGGTGATATCGCCCACCACCGCGTTGGTGATTGATGTCGCGCCAGAGAACGCCGCCAGCACATTCGTGGTGACCGTGCCGGTTGTGACAACCGTTCCACCGCCGGCCGGAGTGGTGCAACCACCGGCACCATTCAAGAATGACAGCGCATTGCCGGCGCATCCGAACAACGTATAAACATTGGTCGCATTCGCGACTGAGAAAGGCGCGGTGCCATTTCCCAATATCAGCCCTGTGAGCGTGGAGACTCCTGTGCCACCCACGGGCACACCGAGCACGCCGGTCGGAAAGATGTAGCCTTGAATCTGCGACAGAAGAAAGTCTGACGTGACCCCGTTCTGATCACCCAGTAACCGCTCAGCGCCGGAGAATGGCGGGATTGCAGTGGGGTACTGCCCCACTTCCTGCGCACGGATATCACACGTGCACGCAAGCAGCGCCAGCACAGCGGCCAGCTTTTTCAATCGCATGAGATGTTCCTCCGGAACTCTAAGGGTTGAGTGGCGCGCCGCCGGAATTCATCACTGGCGCGCCGTCACTGTTGGTGACGACTGTTGAGATGGACGTCGTGAGAATCATTTCATCCGATGCGAGCGCAAGCGAAAGCGTGATCAGATAGTTCTTGCCGTTGGCGGCCACAGATAACTTGAATGGCACGCCGATCTTTAGCGCTGGCACTGGGACCGCTGGGGCTGGTGCGAGATCGGCTGACATCAGGAAGTGGTGATTGCCACGACGTAGCCTGCGCCGCCGTTGCCGCCTGCGCCGGAGGCGTTGCCGACGGCACCCCCTCCTCCACCACCGCCTGAAGCCTGAATTCCGTTACCGCCGCCACCCGCGTTACCAGTCGTGCATCCGCCACCACCAGCGCCCGCAGAGCCTGGTGAATAGCCAGAAGCTGATGCGGCTCCAGCCGCGCCCACCGTGCAGATGCCGGCGCCATTAGCCCCAGTGAGCAGAGGATTGGATCCTGCGCCTCCACCGGCTTGGGCCGTGGGTGAGGTAGACACGCCGCCGCCAGAACCACCCCCCGGTGCGCAGCGACTGACTCCGCCTAAGGTTCCTGCGCCCCCGCTGGGCGTGCCGCCGCCTCCAGCACCAGAACAATCTCCGCCACTGGCTCCGCCTTGCGATCCGGCCCCACCGGTACCAGCGTTGACGCCACCGACGGTGCCACTACAGCCGAACCCTGGAATCGCAAGGCCACCGCCTCCTCCACCGCTGGATATCGCGCCAGATGCTCCACCGGTGCCCAGACAGCCGCCGAATGCTGAAATCCATGGCGTCGTGCCGAAGCTCGAGGTATTGCCATTGGTGCCGTTGTTGCCGGCGCCGGATGAGACGGAAGCACCACCGCTACCCGCGGCACCCACTACGACTGATTCGGTGGATCCGAGCGATGCGGTCGCAAATGCGGTCCACTCGGTGCAGCCACCCCCTCCCCCGCCGCCGCCGCCGGAGTTTGCGGTGCCCGAGGCGGTGACGGCGCCGGAACCTGCGCCACCCCCTGAGCCGCACGCCTTTACCCACGTGACTTGAGCCGCGCCGCTCCCGCAGGACGCCGGTTTCGTCCACGTCTGTGTGCCCGCGGTGGCGAATACCTTCACGTCGACCTTGCAGGGAATGGCTAGCGCTGACTGTGTCGTGGCGACAGAGATCGCCGTGGGAGCAGCCGAGGAGCCAGTGTTGTTGGCGAGGAAGGTGTTGGCGGCCTGAGAGACCAGACCGCTCAACGGCAACCCGGTCGCGTTCGTGAGCACTGCGGCCGATGGCGTACCGAGCGCTGGCGTGACAAGGGTGGGCGAAGTAGCCAGTACGTTGTTGCCGGTTCCAGTCGTCGTCTGCGAGACGAACTGACGCGATGAATTGGTGCCGATGACCGAAGCCGAAGCGGGCACTGCGGCGCCATTCACCTCGACGGCATTGGTCGCCGTGATCGTGCCGGAGCCGGCAGTGCCAAGCGAGCAGCCAGTTCCGCAGACCATCGCAGCGGAAGTATTGGTGCCGGAGACAATCCCGCTGAAGGCATTGCCACCTCCGCCACCGGCTTGGCAAGTGCCGTTGGTGGCGAAGAACAACGATGCGGATGAGACGTTGCAGCCGGTTCCTGAGACAGTCAAATTGTCGAGCGCAATCGGCTTGATCGACCATGTTGTGGCGGTAGTGTCAATCGTAATCGCGCCGCTGGTGGTGATGTCCCAGAAGGAGCCTGCATAGACGCCGCCTAAGCGCACATGCACGGCCGCGAACTGGAATGCCTGAAGCGTACCTGCGGTTGGATACCATGTCGGTCGCGTCCATGCCCCGCTCTGACATACCCACGGGCCGTTCTGGCTGGCCGTGGTCTGAGCGGTCAGCAACTCGACTGATACACCTACAGAGCAGGCCACCGAATCGATGGTCTGCGCGCCAGATAGCGTGAGGTTGCCGCAGGTCGCATCGCACACCGAGGTGACAGCCGGCTTGTTGCTGAGCGCGGCTTCGCTGTCGATGATCGGGAAGAAGTACTGGCCCAACAGGGCTGGCGTGATGTCTACCGTCAGTCCGGCCTGATCTGCCAGCATGCGCTCGGGTCCAAGGATGGGACCTGCGGTGGGATAGCCGCCGACCTCACTGGCATTCGCGATGAGTGCGCACGCACAGGCCGCCAGCGCTGCAGCCAGCCGCTTTAGTGATCGCATGGTTTTAGCGCGGTCCTACTGCGGGTACATGCTCAAATTCACGGTCGGCGTTCCCGTGCCGCTCAAGGCCGTGACATTTCCGCGCACGTACGGCCATGCGGGAGATGTCACGGTCGTGGAGCCGAACAACGGATTCGAACTGCCTAAGGCAATCGTGGCGATGACGACCCACCCGACACCAGGATCCTGCGTGGCCTCGACATTGACGCTGGCGATTCCTCCAGTCGTGACCGAGGCCAGGAACGAGGAGGACGGATACTGCCGCCACGAAAATTGCGCCCCTGCCCCGGTGGCGGTGACGGCCTGCAGGAGGTAGGTGCCAGGAGACAGCGCTAGCGCAGGAAGCGTCAGAGCCAGACACGCTACCAGCGCCGATAAAAGCCGCTTCATGGCTTTCAGCCCTGCAATGCGTTCTTGCGGCAGTGCATATGACCCGTAGCCGTGAGTGCCGCGACGGTGAATGTGGCGAGCGAGACGTTGTACACCGAAGTCACCGCGCTCAAGGCCTGGCGCACGTAGGGAGTGGTGAATACCGGATCATTGGTGCCGGTGAGCACATTCGCTGCGGTTTCAAAGTCGGTATAGGTACCCAAATTGCCAATCGTGGTCGCGGTCTGAGAAATGCCCTGTTGCAGATTGGTCACTGAAGTGGAGGTTGCTGGCACGTAGAAAGTGCTGCCCATGCAATCCCAATCCCCGGCCGGCAGACTCACGCCAGCGGTCGGCAGTCCCGCAGTGGTGGTGAGCGCGAGCGTGCTGGTGAGATTCGCGGTGCTCGAGGCGCCGGTAGTCGCGACGAAAGTTCCAGCCAGAGCATTCGCGGCGCTGGTGGCCACATTGAAGGTGCCAGCCGAGACGCTGATCGGCACGATCCAGTAGTTGGTCGAGGACGACAAACCGGTTGGCGGATTGGCGGTGATCGTGATGGGGCAGGTCCACACGGCAATGGCTGAGCCAGACCACGGAGGCGAGGCCCATGTGCCCACCGTGGGCGTTGCGTTGGTGAAGGATACGGACGCACCGGAGGTCGCGCTCGGGCAATTGACCTCGACGTACTGGCCGGGATAGGTCGTCTGTGCCAGCGCTGGAGTGGCGATGGTACCCAGCAGAGCCAATGCAATGGCTGCAATCAGACTTGCACACAGGGAATTGAGCTTCATGACATCGACTCCTCGAAGGTTTTGGAAATAAAGAAAGGCTCGCGAAGGCGAGCTTTGGACTAAATTGTTGGTTCGCTCTCTCATCCGCTGCGGACTATCAATGCAGCGTCACCGAGCCGCGAATGTTGACATTTCCCCTGATCGTCTCACGGATGTTACTTGCAGAGGAAAAGTAAGCGTTAAGCACATAGTTGCCGGATAGTTGACTAGGAGTCGCCAGACTGCGAGTCGTCGAGCCCTCTGTTTCAGTCGCCCAGTAAGGCCAGCCAGCGCCATTGACGTATTGCTGGATCAGAATGGAAGGCGCCCACAGACTTGAATTATTAACGATCATCGCAGCCCCTGTGGCGCCGGTCGCAGAGCTAGGATAGATCCACTGCGTGTAGATCTCGGCTTTTGCTCCGACACTGAGGCTGAACACCGAATTGGTGGTAGCGATTTGCTCCGTCTTTAAGGCAAGTATCCATAGATTGCAGCCAGCGCAGAAAATCTCTGAACCGTTGGTCGCGTACTCAAAATCAAACTGCCGCGCCCAGATGCTCTGACCTGCAACGAATACTACGCCAGGATGATTGCCGCCAGTGTCGTCTTCAAAGAAAACGTTTCCAGCTCCGGCAGATGCGGTGTAGGTCCGGTAATAAGAGTCGTTGATGACAACTGTTCTGGACCCGGTATGCAGGAATGTACATACGTCATAAATGCAGCCGTCGATGACAAGCGGGGTGGAGGAGCTTCCGGCAACTGTGATATTGAAGGTCGGATTCTGGGCTGTGTTCAGACTGTTATAGAAATTCAGATGATTGACCGTATCCGGCACCGTAATGCCGATCACACCGCTTCCGGTGACGTAAGTCCCGGGTGGTGCATAGACTGTCGCCGATGCCGAGCCTGAGATTTGCGAAGGCCAGTTAGCTTGGTTGGTTCCCAGCACCGTCCAGTTTGATTGCGTCGGATCATCTGTTGGATTAGGAGTCTCGGCTTCCGGAAGGTGCAAGTACCCAGGAGTTCCGCCGAAAAGACTTGATGCAGTGCCGGTCCAGTTTTCCGTCAGATTACCTGTGTACGTGACCGGAGTTCCTGTCCCGGTATCCACTTCGCATGGGCTGTAACTGCCGCAGGAAACGTTGCGGGCGTAAAGGGTTCCACCTGAGCCGACCGTGATCCCAGTTCCTGAGCCGTTCAAAAATTCTGAGTCGAGCAGCGAGACCGCACCGGGAGACGTGATACTCAGCGCCGCAGTGGTATTGTCATTCAGCCAGTGCTGGATAGCTGCATTGTAGGGACCTGTATTGATTGCAGTGCCTACCTGGCCTTCCGTGGTGATCTGATCGAAGGTCTGTGAGTATTCGTTATTGATGCTGGCGATAGCGTTCGTGCAGCCATAGATCGCCACATTCTTCACAATGCCTGGACCGGAATATGCCCTGGAAAAGGTAAGCGCATTGGCGCACTGCGAATCCTCAGCCCAGATGACGACATTGCGATAGGCACCTGAATTATTTTCCTGATCCGCGATCAATTGGATGCCGGGGTTTCCGTAGCCGGCATCAAATCCCATATTGTAGACGTAATTGCGGAAGCTGCTCGCGGTGCTAACTGAGTTGGTGTTGATCCACACGTTGTTTGCAGCAATCCCGCTATTAGGAGCCAGCCGCAGGATCGAACTTTGAGGTCCGCTTCCGAACCAGGTAAAGCCATTGCCGCAGGGCTGTACTTTATTGCTGACTAGATAGACACCTGCTGGCCAATACAGATACAGCACATGCGTGGGCGTGGCCCCGCAATTGCCGTTCATATAGACCGCGAGCAATGTGTTCAGACATGTGGTGTTGTCTGTCACCCCATCCCCGACCAGGTTGCATGTCGCATTGCTTGTCACGTTGAGCGCTGGATTCGTCGGGCCTCCGAAGAATCCAGGGGGATAGGTGACGCTTGGAGTTAGGTTTGCGCCGTTTCCATCCGAGGCTATGACCACAAGATTGTTGTTAGCCGTAGCGATCGAATATCCGCTGCACGCGAATGTCCCTGCGGAAATCGTGATCGGATAGGTGCCGGGCGAAGATCCAGAGGTCGCCGTCGTGCTTAGAGTCGGAGCTCCGGTACACGTGGTCGTGTAGGTGTTCTGCGACCAGATCAATGGGGGCACAGGCTGGCCCTGTTCCATCGTCAGATGTGTCGCAGTCAACGTGATGGTCTGCGCGAAGGCGGATACCGGGAGCAGTAACAGTGCAAGAAGCAGGCGCATTTTCATGGCTAGTTCTTGTACTCAAGCACGGAATAGTCACTTACTATGACCCAGTCAAACTGCGATGTTTGGATGAAATCCTGAAAGGTGTAGTTCGCAGCGTTCGCCGTGTTGATAGAACGGGGAGTGGAAGTCGGGGTGGCGCTGTTGACGTAATAGATGTTGTCCTGTGACGTGGCCACCCCAGTATTGATGGTCGTGCCCTTGACTCCGACCAGCGTCGTCGTACTCATCGCATTGCTGAGTACGCCGTTAGATCCAAAGTTGGCAGCACAGGTCTTGCTGCCTGCGCTGTTATTGGCGGTACACCTGAATTCAACTGTCAGCTTGCCTTGGGCGCCCATGGTGCCGGCGCCGATGGTCGTGCTAGGACCATAAACAGCGTTGATAGTCTGTGCATACGCTGCCGGTGTGAGACCTGAGAATGCAGTGGTCGATGGAACAAGGGGAGCAGTATTGGCGGTATAGGTGTTGTTGAAGCATGTCACTACCGCCAGGGAGACTCCCTGACAGAAGTAAGTTCCAGCCGCTCCCAACGGGCTCGCTGGAAGCCCGACAAACATGTTCGCGTGCACCGCATCCAATGGTGCTGAGAACAGTTCTCCGAGCGTGTAAGTCAAACCTGTCGGAGTGCCAGTTGTGGTGACGACAGCCGCTCCGGACTGCGTTGTCAGCGTAGCGGACCCCACAGCGGCAGCACTGATGAGGTACGTCGTCGGGTTAGAGTAGCCCGTGATCGATCCGGTACCTCCGAAAGTGCCGGAAATAGTCAGAGACATGCCGTTGACAAGATTCGCGCAGGTGCAGGTGATCTGTCCTGCAGTACCGCTTATGACTACAACCGAGATCGTTGCCGCACTCAACCCAGCAGCGTTGGTAGCTGTGTAAATCGGACCGCTCACCCACGGCGTAAATGGTCCTGTGCCGGAAGCGGTTGCCGAGAGCGTACAAGTGGCAACCGTGCTACTGCTGAAAGCCGTGATCGCGCAGACTTTATAGGTCGTGTCCAAGAACACGATCTGCCGACCGACATCTCCAGCGCTGGTGCCTGTGAGCGTAGCCGCGCTGAATGTCGCCGTGACTGATCCACTGGTCGCGCTGAATGAAACGGTCTGCCCCGAAACCGGCTGCTGCCCAAAGATGCAATTGCCGGTGGCATCGCAATAGCCGCTGGGAGCTGCAACAAAAGGCAATCCGCTTTGAAGCGCGACCGGAGAACTCGGAATGCATCCGCTCGTGGTGATGCCGAGATTGGAATCGTTACAGACAGCGGTTCCTGGCGCGCCGGTGAGGCTTGCAGCAGTCGGTATATTGGTGTCCGTCCCGAGCAGCGGATAAATTGATGACGCAACGGCGCCCGATCCATTAGGCGCTCCAGTGACCCACGCGCCACCGCTGCCGGGACTAGATGGAGGCTCATAAACCGCGCCCGTAGTGACTGTAGGTGGCGCAGCCCATGAAACCGCGCCAGAAACAGCAGCGGGCGCTATAGAAGTCGGAGTCATATCGATCTGAGACGATTGGACATTACTCATCGTCTCGCTGCCGACAGTCTGGGAAACGCTGACGGTGTAACTACCTGTCCCTCCGGTGCCGGTGCCGAGCGCACTGATAGTTGTCCCGGCTGTAATCCCCGTGCCAGTGATTATTTGGCCCACACCCAACGAAACTCCGCTACTTAGGGCTGTGACATTGAGTGTCGTGCCGGAGATCGATGCTGTGAATGTGCCGCCGCCGCCAACCGCCATTGGCCCTGTTATCACAGGCGTCGTTAGGTCTAGATCAGTGAGCGACCCCGTCGCCGCTCCGCTGAAGATCGGATTGATATACGTCTTGTTAGACAGCGTAGCAACATCGCTCACACCATCGATCGCGCTGCCGCCGTTGCTGAGAACGCCGCTAGGAAGATTGCCGGACGCCAACCCGGTACTCGGAGGCAGCCCGGTGAGATTCGTCGCTACACCGGAGGCAGGAGTGCCCAATGCTGGAGTGACCAATGTGGGCGAGGTTGCCAGAACGGTCGCGCCCGTGCCGGTGCTGGACGCGAAGGACGTAGTGGCAGATCCGGCCGTCGTCGTGACCACTCCGCTCAAAGCGGGCAATGCAGTGGCTGGAAGTGCGCTCGCGTTGCTCAGATTGATCGAGGAGGGCGTTCCAAGAGCCGGAGTCACAAGACTCGGGGATGTTGCTTGAACGAGCGCACCGGATCCGGTAGTCGTCGCAGCGATAATTTGATTGGAACCGTTGGATGCGAGCGCGGGGGCGGAAGTCGGAATCACCGCGCCGTTGACCTTCACCACGCTCATTGCCAGAGAACCGGCGCTATTGGTCGCATCTCCCGTGTGCGCTGGTTCTTGAGCCGCCTGCAATGTGCCGGTGACGCCGGTGGCCAATGGCAAGCCGGTTAGATTGGTGAGCGTGCCGGATGATGGGGTTCCCAGTGCTGGCGACACCAGAACGGGCGACGTCGCTTGAACGATGGAGCCACTGCCGGTAGTGGTTGCCGCAATGATCTGGCGCGATGAATTGGAAGCCAGCGCCGCTGAGCTCGCCGGCACTGCGGCGCCATTTACTTGAGCGACGCTCGGATTGGGATAGCTACCGGACAGATCCCCGCCCGCGCTGCCCGAAGGGATGGCCCCAGTAATGGCGGTATTGCTGGCGGATGTGAGCCGGCCATCGGCTCCGACCGTGAAACTTGCAACCTGCGTGCCGCTGCCATAACTGCCGGCCGTGACCGCGGTGGCTGGCAATCTGGCGGCTGGCAAACTGCCGCTTGAGATATTGGCCGCATTGGTCGTGTCGGTGGTCGCAGAAGGCGCGAACGCGACGCCGCCCGTTTTGGTGACGCTCGTAGTAAGGCTGCCAGCCGTATTGGTCATGTCCCCGGTATGCGCGGGCTCCTGTGCGGCTTGGAGCGTACCGGTCAGGCCAGTGGCCGGAAGCCCTGTGCCATTGGTCAGCGTCACGGCTGATGGAGTGCCCAGATTAGGCGTGACCAGCGCCGGACTGGTGGCTTGTACCGTAGCACCGCTCCCGGTGACCGAGGCGAAGCCAGGGTTAGGATACGTGCCGCTCAATACCCCGCCAGCTGCACCGCTTGGAGGCACCCCGGTGATCGCGACATTGGCCGCAGCGCTGAGGCGCCCGTCAGCCCCTACGGTGTAGGTCGGGATCTGGGTGCCCGAGCCATACGATCCTGGAGTGACGGCAGTGGCTGCCAGGGAGATCACGCCCGATGCGGATAGTGTGGCCGCCCCGCTCAGGGTCTGCGGGACATAAGCCGTGCCGCCTGAGTTGCCGACAGGAATCTGTCCTGCCGTGGGAGCACTGGATGAGCCAAGGCCGCCCAGGCCAGCCCCCAGCGGGCCGGTGATGCCACCGGTGGTCAGGTTGAGCAGCGTTGCCGTGGAGCCCGCGCTCGTGGTGACCGGACCGGTGAAGGCCGGCAACGTGCTGGATGTGCTCCTGCAGGTCCCATCCGCGTAGGGCACGAGCGTACTTGGGCTCGAGGTGCATGACGTCCACAGCCCGATGATATCGCCGAAGGTTGCCGTACCGGCGCTCGCCAGGTGCGCGCCAGTCCCGAACATGTTGTAGAGCGGGTTGACGGCGTTGTTGTACTTAGCACCAAAGATCGCCCAGGTGTCGCCCGTGTTTGTGTTGAACGGGCCGGTGAGCGTGCAAGCGGTGCTGGTTGCGCAGTCGGCGACTGAGGCGGAGAACGCCGGCGCAAACTGGGCCTGTGCCATTGGAGCGCCCGCAATGATCGCTAGCACACCAATGCCTGCCGCGATCAGCAGCCGCTTGATTGAGGTCAAAGGATGTTATCTCCGGGATCTGGTTTTAAGGTGTGCGCACGATCTCGAACAGGGCGCGCCGCGTATACACGTTATCCGTGCCGTCGGTCACACTCACGAGCAGCGCGTGGGTTTCGCAGGAACGGCTCACAGAAACCATGGCGTTCTGCGCCGCGCTGATAATGATGTTGCTGTTGGATTGAAGCGGCAACTGTGTCGGGCCTAAGATTACTTCCCCTGAGAGAAGATCAACGATCTGATAACTGAGCGCAGCCGGCTCCAGAGGCGCCCCATTGATATCGAAATAGGTGCACTGGAAGTTGGCAGCGCTGCCCGACAGAAAGGCTGCACGCGGGGTCAGGAAACCTATTCCGCTCTGATTGAGCGGCACGATCGTGGCATAACCGAACTGACTGGCGCCGCTGATGAACTGCGTGTCGCTGTCGATCGTCTGGCCAGTGGTATCTATGGTATCTGCCAACTAGAATCCCTCTGGGTTACCTAAAGCGGCTTCAGCTACCCGTCTGCAGCGCCAGGAGCGTGCCGGTGCACCAAGCGTTCAGCACCTCCACGGCATCGGCTTCTTGGCCCGCTCTGTAGCCCTTGATCTGACGCAAGAGGTGGTTCGCGTTGGTGCCCTTGAAGTTCTGTGTCTTCTCGAATGCAGGGGGCGCAAGCTTCACCTGACCGGCATGCATGAACACCATGGCCTGCGTGGCGCGGCCATCCAGATCCAGTTCAGCGATATCCTCGCGTACCTCTCGCACGTCATGGCCAGCCTTGTGAGCCTCCAGCATGACTACTTTGCCAAAGCCAGCGGCCTCGGCGTATAGCACCATGTCCTCCGGATAGAGAACAGCCTTGTACAAACGTGCCAGCTCTTGCAGCCGCCCGAACACGCTTGGTACATACGTCGGTAGTCCGGTCTCGATGGGCGTGATGCTCCAGTCAATTGCCATCAGCGGTGTCTGGTCCCACGAACAGAACGAGAAATACACCGTGCCCAATGCCTGACGCAGCGCCGAGGCGGCCGAGACCGCGAATACCGTCTCCACGGCAGGCAGCACCGATTTCGTGCTCCTGATGCCCTAGCGTCGAGCCAGCAGCGCCGATTCAGGGAAGAAGCTGCTGTCGCTGCAGGGGGCGAATGCGATACATACCGCATCTGCCAGATTGGGAGACTTGAAACCGGCCGGGGCTTTCTCGATCAGCACTTTGCCTGCTCCATTGATCGAATAGGTCGGTTGCGACAATTCCTGGGTGAGTTGCGCAAGTTCTGGCAAGTCCTCGGCAATCGATATCAACTCGTCCGTGTCGAACTTGAACCCGGGCTCGTTGAGCGCCCGATGCGTGTGCTCGAATCGCTTGCGCAGCGCCATCCAAGACTGCGACTTGAGATTCGCGAAGTGGTCACGATTCGTGCGTCCCGGTACCATCTCGCCATCCGGGTCGCTGGGCGGGGCACTGCCGCGGTAGGCATGATCGTCTACCCAACTCTGCCCGTGCTCACGACGCTGCTCGTTGATGACCCGCGAATCCCCGCGCACGCCGGCCCCAAGGCCATCGGCATCATAGTGGAACGAGGCATATCCAAGGGTGTCGCACAACAGGAAGCATTCCTGCACAGTGCTGAAGATGTCGCGCGACTTGCCAGACCATGACTTCAGGTGCTGCAGTTCCTGTCCGTATCGACCGGCAAAGGCGTTGCGGTCCAACCCCTCGTCGGCCACATCCAGCGCAGCTCGGTGCTCGCCGGATGCCGCGAGTCCGAGCTTTGACAGTGCCCCTACCGCGCTCTGCACCCATTCGGCCGGGATCAGGATGCCTTCCTGGGATGCCAGATAGTTGATATCCAGTTCCTGAGCGGTGATCACCGGTCCCCACTGCTCGAGGAACTCCTCGTACATCTTCTGCGTGAATCGCGGGTTGTCACGCCAGTGGAACGTGAACTTGCGCGAGAAGCCGTCGTGCATGCGCAGCGAGAAAGTGTTGCCCATACCGTGTACCGAACTGATGTCCTGGCGGCAGTTCGTATTCTTTGACAGCGCGGCGTCCACGCCCTGGTCGCGTTCCAGATAGGCCGCCTCGTCCACGAAGTACACCGCAGTTCGACCGCCGCGGCCGATCTGATCGCCAATCTCACCGATCATCGATGACTTGCCTCGATTCGGAAATAGCAATCGGCAATCACGGCTGTGGTAGCGGCGGTCGTATCCGCCACGTAGTTCCAAAGGAAGGCCGTCGAGGAACGCGCGGGCCTTCTCGAAGAGCGAGCCCATGTCGCCGGAACGATCAACCTTGTCCTGCTTGTAAGAACCCAAGCCGACAATCACATTGTCATACAGTGTGCACAGGGCGATCGCGAACGACACGGCGAGCCAGGAGCATCCCACGTCACGGCTTTTTTCTGTGCCGCCATAGCGCCCGTCGCGCCAGTTCAACTCCGTGAACTCAATCCACTCGCGCTGCCGCTTATCGAGCGTGAATGGCATGAATACCGGCAGACCCGTCCCCACGTTTCTGGGGTCGAACGTCGTTCCCCACTCGTTGATGAAATCAGCGATGTGCGTGCGGTAGTAAGTCCTGATCTGCTCGAAGCGACCCGGTGCCGAGCGCAACCAGCGAAGGCGGCGCGCGCGCTCGCGCCAGAGCCCATCAAAGGGGTCAAGTCTCTCAACGGCTGAGGAACTCACTTCTGCGCGGCTGATTCCGGCGTAAGCATCTGCAGATAGGCCTGCATGCCAGCAGCGTCGTCAACCGGGCTCACCGCCACCGCGGCTGTAATCGGACCACCATTCGCACCTGTGAGCTCGGTGCTGTTGTAGTCCTTCCAGCCCAATTGCTTCAGGCTGAAGATGGCCATCGTGCAATTGACCTCGCCCTTCAACGCCTTAGATTCGAGAGCCGCTTCTTTCTTGGAGACGCACCGTTTCAGAGCGTCCTCTAATTCTGGGAATTCGTAGAGCCTCTGACGATATAGGCCGTTCTTGTAGGCGAACTCGGAGAGGATGGGAATCTCAGTAGATTCAATGTATTGCTCAAGAGCAACGAGCAGCTTGGCACGGTCGTAGGTGCGAGGAGCCCCAACAGGATTTTTCTCTTCAGGTTTGGATGTCATAGAACTCGGATCTCGGGCCTTTCACACATCATCGCTTCACGTGCCGCTGTTCTTATTCTGAGCGCCACGGTCAAAACCTTGTCAATACCCTGCTTCGCAGCCGATTGATTCGTCAGCAAAGATAACGCGCATCGCTGATCTCCTTGATTTGAGTAGACATCGCCGCCCCCACCGTGACGAGCGGCTATCACTCGCCACGGTGGGATCATCCTACGGGGATAGGTTCTGCGCGGGCTGGACTGTCATTCCAAATTCCTTGTCGTCACCACGTTGGGCATCTATGACCCGTGCACCGGGCCGCCACGTGATCTAGCGACAGCTACAGTCCGCCATCGCAGGAATTCGCAAACCGAACGCTACCGAAATCTCCCCTTTGCTTCGCTGGTTGTAATTACTTTGGCTCCCAGGCCGGAATGTAGATTTTAACTTTCCCGTTAGCACCGAAATCCAAAACGGCATCGCTCTGCGGCGTGAACGGTGGACGCTGATCGATGACAGGTTGCAGCCTCTCGGAAACGTACGCGACGAGTTTGTCGTGCCGCATGGTTGGCATCGGCAGCATCGCCAGGATCTGGCGCTCCATGGCCGCACCCAGCAATTGCGTCGCGAGTTTTTCGCGAAGCATCATGGCGCGTAGTACACCGAGCCGTCCAACCCATGATGAAGCCTCGGCGGCTCGGGCTGAGCGTGCTGGAATATTTCGAACTCGATGGGATCCTGCAGGACGCGCACTGGTTCCCACTTTGGAACAAATACCTGCACACCAGTGAGTCCGTATAGGTCAAACGTCAGCGTCATGCGCGGAGTGAATGGCGCGAGCTCGATGGAGTTGAGCGCCGCTCGAAATTCTATCAAGGTTAATGGCGACATGATGAGCATCGTCCCAATCACTTCCTTCACCCGCGCCTCGACGAGCTGCCGCGCAAACTTCTCTCGCAGCATCATGCGTCGTCTCGCTCCCAGTCTTCGTAGCAACCCGGGGTGATGCAAGCGTCAATGGCATCCTCATCCTGTGCCGAAACAGGTCCAGTCTGTCCGGACAGATACCGGATGGGGATCTGTCTCTCAATCGCTATTTCGCGAATGAGCCGATCCAAATCCGCGGAAGCCTCTTTCAGGCTGCGCGGCTCTGGGAAATTGGCCACCAGTGAATCCGGGCCAATCATTTCGTGAGGCAAAGCGCCAAAACCATTTACAGCAAACCCCTATAAATCCTTGACCGCGAGTATGCCACAAACAAAAAAGGCCGAGAAAACTAGTGTTTTCCCGGCCTTCATCGCAAACCTACCAACGAGATCAGCCGACTTTTGGACATGAAAAACCTCTGAGAGCATGAGGTGTCCCAGAGGGGTCGGCGAAGCGGAATGTACGCCGCTTTGATCGCACCTGTCAACTTTTGTCATCGGAATGCTCCGACAGCCAGCCACTCGGCGGCAGTTGCCATCAGCCTTGCGCCGGATGTTCGCTCAATCGCGACTGGATCATGGATGCCGCGGTACCCAGCCATCGCAGCCAAACAAATCGCAGCGCGAAGTAGCGACTGGCGACCTCGCGATCCCAACTGCGCTCGCTGATCTGAAGATACCAGGCGTACAGCTGCGGGCACACCGCGAATTCATTCGGGCAGAAGTCCTCGTCCAGAATCAGCTTGGCGAGCCAGGGGATGTAGGGGCGTGCGAGGCCATGGATGTCAGTCACCGTCTCGGGCCAGCAGTTCTGGTGCTGGATCTGCACAGCCTCGCGCGTAAGCCCGATACGCAGTCGATCGAAGTAGCCACGTGCGCCGGCGAAGGCGTAGCACGCCGCCCAGAACTGCATCTGCGGCACTCCGCGTGCGGCTTGCCCCAACTCGGCCAGTGTGTAACTGGGGCGCTTGGAACTGCGCGTGGCTTTTCCGCGAGCTTCATCGCCCGATGGTTGCAGCAGCACATAGGCGCGTCGACCGCCTTCGAATTTCATCAAGCGCACATCGCGTTTGGGTTTCGCCGCACCGATGCGCGCGGCTTTGATCAGGTCGACACCGTGGGCGGCGGCGAGCGCGATCAACTGTTCTGCCGGCGGGGCTCGGCTCATGGCTCGCGCACCTTGAGCACCGTGGCTGCGGTCTCCAGTCCATCCGAAAGCGATGTGGTGATGACAGCCACCCCGTTGCTGAAACGCCAGTGCCTGATAGGTTCGCGCTGCCGAAGTTTAAACACGCAGTAGCCCTGGTCGCGCACCCAGCGGATGAGCAGGCACACGCGCGCACTGTCGCCCAGATCGGTCACGACTTGGCTGCCTCGGCGCGCTGCTTGTATGCCATCTCAGCGGCGTTTTGCAGTTGAGACCCCATCGAGTTGGCAGCTTCCGGTGGCATCACCACAATCCCGGTAGCTGGATTGAGAACCAGCAGCACCTCGCCTTTGTGCGCGACCACCGAGCAGCCCTGATGTTGGGACGAGCTTTGCGCCGCAGGCATGTCGCCCAGCAACTTCGTTGAATCATTCTCAGCCACGCAGCCACCTCACGAAGTAATAGATTGCGAACACGAACCCCCAACATATCCCTGCCAGCACCAGTCCAAGCGCCAGCGTCAACCAGTCGTGGCCGGTTTCAAGCGCGGCCAGACGCGGCTTTCGTGATATCGCTTCTTCGCTGACAATCATGCCTGGCGCTTCCAGATATTGATTGCCGGGGTACAGCGTCACCTCGATGGTCACGATGTTGGGGACTCCCTGCCGATCGAATTCAATCTTCGCGCGGCGCTCGGCGAAGCGTGGATGGATGTCGTTCATAGCTTAGCCTCCTTGAGTTTGAACTCGAGATACCATCTTGCGAGCAAAATAGCCTCTGCCTGCCCCTCGTATTCGGCCGTTGGTAGATACGCGCTCGGATAGAGTTGACGCGCCAACGCGAGCGATGCCGACTTGTCCTGCTTCAGCAATCCCAGCGCTCGCTTCCACTGTACCGGCGTGCACAGGACAATAGGTTTACAGAACATCGAGAACGCGGACATGATGCCGCCGAACATCGCACCAAATTTGAAGACGCTGGAAACCCCGTCCGCAGGACGAGAAGCGACGCGCTCGACGACGAATACGCAATCGTCAGGCACCTGAGATCGCGCAGTCTGGACGAAGACGCTAACCGCAACGGCATCAACCCAGCGGCTTTTCTTGTCTCGGCACACTGGCATCGGGACGGCAACCGCGATGCTGCTGTCAGTTCGCAGCACCGCGATTCCTCCGGCCACTCCAGGGTCTGCCGAGAAGATCAGCATGGCTCAATGCGTTGCTGGCTGATCCCCGATGCCACCGCTGCGTGTGCTCTTCTCCTCATCCTCTTCCTCGTCATCGTAGTCATCATCCGGACCTATGCGCGCGCCGCCTTCGCCCAGCTCGAGGCCCTGTTGCTTGGCATCGGCTTTGGGTTTGGCTTCCTCATCGACGGTCGAGCCAAAATAAATCGTGACAGATTCTTGGTGACCCTGGTGGGCGTAGAGCATGCCCATCTCTTTGTCGGTTGGATAGCCCTGTAGTTTCACCGAGACCATCGTGGTGCCGCCGTCCTGGCACTCGAAGATGACGTCCTTGATCTTGATCTTCTTCAACTCGATTTTGGTGTCATTCATCGCGAACGCGATCACCGCTTTGGATTTGTAGTAGACGTGAATCAGGCGCAACTCGCCGAACATCGGCAGCATCGGTTTGTAGACCTTGGAGTTGCCGCGGCCCTCCTCGGTGTAGAGCGCGGCGGCGACGTACTTGCCGCACAGCTTGTCGACGTCCTCGCGATCGAATGGCACGCCTTTGAGGACGATGTCGCAAGCGTTGACGACTTCATCCCCATGATTTTCTGTCCTGGGGTTTAATTTTCCGATGATGCAGTTGCGTTTGCTAAAGCTGGTCAGTGGCATTGGTAGGTTCTCCTGACTGGTTGATGAGCGAAATTGTCTCAGGCCGAATCATCCAACCTTCGGCCGCGGATACGAAATACAGGACGTCGCGAGCGAGTGCAGCGTTAGGCAGCGCGGTATCCATGACTGCAAATATTTCCTGGCGTTGCTTGAACAACTCCGCCGGCGCGAGCGCTGCAGCCACAGCCG